TGAAACGATCCGGTCGGCAAACCCGAAGTTGATTGCTTCGTCTGCCGATAGCCACGTTTCTTCGTCCATTAGATTGCCGATAGTATCGAGGTCGAGACCTGTACGATCAGCGTAAACGGTCATTATTGTGTCTCGTACTTTGTCCAGAACGTTAGCGGTTTCTCTCAGGTCGTTGGCATCTCCGGCGGCTGCTGGAGTCCAAGGGTTATGAATCATCATCAAGCTGTTGTTGCTCATGACCACCTCGTTGCCAGACATTGCAATCACGCTTGCGATTGAAGCGGCTAGTCCGTCCACGTAGATACGCAGGAAGTTTCCGGGTCGTGCTTTCCAGCTATTGAGCAAAGCATAGATTGAGTTTCCTTCGAAGACGTCTCCGCCACCCGAGTTAATCCGAAGTTCTAAGTCTCCTGTTGTGTCGTCTAATGCAAGACGAACGTAGTCGGCGTCAATGTCGTAACCAATAGTTCCGTATAGATATAACTTACTCATTTTCGTTCCTCATGATTTGGTTGATCGTTGTGGCGGCTCGGGATAACCAGTGTTCTGTTTAGACAGTGACATTTGTGACAAGCTCGACCTGAGTAGACTCCCCTGCCACTGTGAGCAAAGCGTCTACGCTCTCGGCAATGTAGTCGTCAACTACGTCTTGAAAACTGACACCGCTTGAGTGTTTGGTAGCTACGACGGTTTCAAAACAAGGTCGGATTGAGTCGCTTAGCTTCTGGGCAAAGTCATCGTAAAAGACTTCGAGCCAGCCTATGAAGTTCTCTTGCTTACCGGCAGCCTCAATAGCTTTCTTGATTTCCAAACGAATCATTCTCTCAAGCCGGTCGTTTAGTAGCTTTCGGAGTGATGCGTCAACAGCGTTATCAGGCTCGATAATTACCGGATCGACGCTTTGACCGTCTGCTGTTGCTGCTGGTGCTGCACCGCTTTTCGTGTTTGGATTCTGGTAAGTGTCACCGCCGTCATCATCTCGACGAGGCAGGTTCTCGAATTTCCTTACCTCGTTCGGTGAGAGAAACTCTGACGAAATACCAACCTGATACGCTTGATAACGTTGAAGTAAGTCGGCACGAAGCAACCCAGCGGTAATAAACTCAAAATAGTAATCCTCGTTTTCTCGCTGCCGAGGCGTGAGAAGTTTGTCGTTATATTCTTCTTCCCAACTAACAATCCAGTTCATCAGCGTCTGGTCTAGGTAGCTCTTGTTATAGGCCTCAACGCTTGAGTAGCTTACGCTTGCTGTGTCGTTGAGTTTGTTAGCAGGCAGCAGAAACCAAGAGGCAATCTCTTGACGTTGGAATTGCCGAGACTGCAACCATTGAGCGTTATCGTTGCTGATGCTCATGACTTTGGCTTGCATTCCTCCCGACAGGATAGCGGTCTTGTAAGCGTTACCAGCTCCGGCGTGCATAGCGTTCCAGCTTGCAAGCAGTTGGTCAGCTCGCTCTTTGTCTATGTTCTGCTCAGACTCTAAAACAACTGACGGTTTAGCGTTGTTCTTAAAGAATCGGTTCCCGTGCTTCTCGGTCGCAAGCCCCAGCCCTACAGAGTTCTTCGCGTAACTAACAACGTCCAAACCCCAGTAACCGTTAGACGTAACGTTTTTAATGTGGAACATGTCACGATATGAAATAGGGACGGCTTCCTTCCCCTCTGCAAATCGAACTAGATAAACAGGTTCGTTATTGATTATCTCAATACGGACGTTGCCTGTTGGGATCGGGTACATTTCCAGCGGTGCGCCTCGACCGTCTCTCTGTATCCAAGCCAGACCGTTTCCAGTAAGCAGGGCGTTCTTAGTCAGGACGCTTCGAAACGTCTTACTGCTCATAAACGGGTTGGGTCGTTTCTTTGCAAGTTTATAGCCGGGGTGTCGGTTTGCTCTTACTCGCTCTTCATCACGACGCTCGTACAAAACGCACGGTAGTCTCCCGATATCGTTTGAGATTGTGCTGACCGCCTGCCAGACCCAAGCCAATGACATAGCGGTTCGCTCGTTTACTACTTCGCCGGAGTCGCTTTGATTTCCTCCAACCATTGAAGTGTAAAACCAATCGGGAGGATTTCGATAAGTGGCGTTTTTGACAAAGAGACCTTTGAGCGTATCAAGCAGCGGCATTTGAGCCTCACTTTAAAAGAATATTTCAGGTTCTGTATTAATGCGGCTTACGTTCGCCAATGCTCGTCCCCGAGCCATTGCCAACGCAATTGCGCCGTCTATCTTGTCTGTTGATTTATTCTTTGAAAATCGAATAACCCCGTCAACCTTTTGATCCGCTGCACAGTTGGCTAAACACCAAGCCAGCACAGGGTTGCCGTCGTTGAAGATTCGCTTCTCTTCGATGTCATCTAATAACGCGCGAGTTCCTGCCGTCATTCCCCGCATACTCTGAGCAACGGCAACAAACGGCAGACCTTCCTCCATTAGTGGATTGACGACTGCGTCACTGCCCCAAATGTCAAACCCGATCTCTACAATCTGGTAGACCTCTGATGCTTCTCTTATCGTTTCGCAAATAGGCTCGGCTGCTATACGTGCCGACCCTGCAAGGTTAATCCAGCCTTCATCCACCCATTGAGAGTAAAAGGCCATTCCCTTGTTTTTACGTTCTGCAATTTTATCTTTAGGACAAAAGAACTGCGACAACACGAAAGCCCTGTCGTCGTCTTCGCACGGCGGGAAGTACAACACAAACGCACAAAGGTCTTCGTGCGAGGCCATATCCAAACCGCCGTAACACTCTCGGCCTGTTAAATCCGGAGTATCAAGCTGGCAGCCGTACCAGTGCGACATTGGCACGACTCGCTCGATCTGACTCGTCGGCAGATTAAGCAGATAGCGTCTGAAGGCGTTTTGTTTAGCTGGGCTGTTCTTTGCCTCGATGTAATGCTGCCTAATGGTATCGACTGGCACTGTGTGACCGAGCGACGGCATAGCCTTGCGCCATTGCTCCTCCTGACCGCAGAGTTCGAAGTCGTCTAAGCATTCCGGGTCTGCCTGCCGTAAATACGCAAACGTATACGGATCGGTAATCGAACCTTCTAACAGTCGTCGGCTGTATTCGTACTGCTCCCACCAGATGAGGCTTTTGTCAGCGACTCCGACCGTGCTGACAGATAACAGCAATGAATTAGACCTAGCTGCCGACGCATAGGCTAAGGCCTCAAACAAGACTCGGGATCTCATCGCATGTATTTCATCTATCAAAATTAAATTTGGGTTAATGCCTTCCACGCCTCTGCTTACGTTTTCTCCAGCGAGAGCTTGATAGAAGCTATTCTTTGCGACGTACAACAATCGCTTCTTAGAGTTAAGCACCCTGACACGTTCGGCAATGGTTTGATTCTTTTTAACAAAGGCCTCTGCCTCTCGATAAATAATCGAGGACTGTTCTCTTGTGGTAGCTACGCCGTATATCTCGGTCCGCTCAGGTGCTGTCAAAAGATAGAACAAACAAATGCCAGAGCTGAGCGTTGATTTTCCCTGCTTCTTTGGCGTCCAAATAAATCCCTTCGAAAACCTGTTAGTACCGTCGGACTTCTTCCAGCCGAAGAGAGGACGAAGCACCTCATCACGTTGCCAGGGTAAAAGCTCAAACGGTTTTCCGGAATCCTTGCCCATTGTCTGGATTAGATAATGCTCGAAGAAGTCACAGACAAAGTCTGCGGCCATTTCGTCAAAGTAACAGCCCTCTTTAATCGCAAGTTCATCTTGAAACTGCATAGAACCAAAAGCACTCAGATCAACACCGTCGCTGCTCATACTAGTTCGCGCTGTATCTGGCAAGGAATGCGTCAAAGTCGTCCTTTACCTCGTCCGAGACCTGCAACCTTGTACGAGCCGAGGGAGTCAACCCAAACTCTATTAACCAGCGACGACAACTATCTGCTGACTTCTCCCTTATGCGATCCCACTCATTTCTCGTCGTCGTTGCGTTTCCGTTGCCGTCTTTGCCAACGTTCCAGCTTCCGTACTGGGCGCACATATCTACCGCCTGCCTCCACTGACTAAACGTTTGGCAGTACATTGTTAAACCCGAGGAGTCAGCTAAAGAAAGGATATTCATGCTGTGCATTATGCGACTAACGAACTCAAACTCTTTTTTTCCGTATTCGTCAAGGAATTCTGGGCAAGCCGGTACGCCGGTCGGAGGCTTCGGCTCGTTCTTACGCCGTCGTTGTGGGTCTTTTTCATAATCGCCACGCAGCTCGTGAACTGCGCTCGGCATCGG